CGATTATCTTGAGAACGCAGAAGAACAGATATGGGGTTTGTTTGCTATGTGGCAAGATAAACAGTTTGATGGCTCAATAAACTATCCAGATACGTTTGATATTAGAGATTGGGCGAATGACCTACAATACTTACAAATGGCTAAAGCTAGTGGTATTAAGTCCGAAACATTTAACAAAGAATTAGATAAGCAGATAGCACAGGCAGTTATTGACGATAGCGATATGATGCGAACAATAAATGAAGAAATAGACGCTAACAGAACAGTAAGAGGACAGTTCCAAACCACAGAAGTAGAAGGGCAGACAGTTGAAGAAGAAGCGTAAACGTAGGTTAGTTCCGAAAGATAAAAGTACTGGTATTCCTAAAAAATATCTTTCTGGTCTGAAAGGTGCAAAAAGAAGTGCTAGAGCAAGTCTATTGAAACAAGTAAGTGCTTTATACAAATCAGGTGCAAGAATACCTAGATCATTACTAAGAAGAAGGAACAGGGCATAATGGCAATAAGAAGAAAACCCTTGTCTGCATCCGTGTTAAAAACGCTAAGAGCAAAAGCAAAAAAATCTAAATTATTTAATATTACAGATTTAAAAGCTAGTTTCCGTAGGGGTCAAGGTGCGTTTCTTGGTGCAGGGTCAAGACCTAGAATGTCTATGAACCAGTGGGCGATGGCTAGAGTAAACAAGCTAATTAGCAAGGGTCGGTCTGGTACATTCGACAAAGACCTTATAAGAAGAGCATACCTGCAAGGCAAAGGTCATTCTTAGCTAGAATGGGTGGTGTTCTGAAAGAGGTCAAAGGTCAGAAATCATTATCACCTGCTTTCTGGTCTATTAAAGCTTGGAAAAAAGACTTTCCTTTATAATGTCGAGAATATTAGATAAATTAGCCGATCAGCACGAACAGCGTATTATAGATGTACTCTATAGGCTAGAAGAAGACGTAATAAAAGAAGTCACAAGAGCTACAGGCGGTAAGCTTGTTTCACAAAGACTAGCAATACAACTACAACCTGCTATCCGAAACCTAATAGAAACAACATTCCTAGATGAAGCCGATACCATAATAAATGAAGAATATAACAAGATAGCAAAAGAGGTCTTAGATACGTTTGGTGAAATGCCGATACCTAAAAAGTTTAAAAGCCTTACAGAAGTAGACCTTACAACATTAAACGCACTCAAAACACAGTCTTTTAGTGGCTTTGAAGATATAGCAGAACGATTTCTAAAAGTAATAAACGATGAAGTATACCAAAGCACAATAGCAGGTAGACCATTTGAAGATATGGTAAGTAATATTCGTTCACATATTAACGGAGTGTATAAAAGGTCAAACACCGCAGAAATAAATGAACTAGTAGACTTTATAAACGAAAACAAGTTTGATAATGCAAAGAAAGCAGAGATAGAAGAAGCAGTTAGAAAGCTACACACACAATACGCAAGTGACAGGGCAGGTAATAACCTTAGACGTTACGCAAGCCAGATAGCTCATGATTCAGTAATGCAGTTTCATGGACAGTTTACAGTAGCTAAAGCAAAAGATGCAGAATTAACACATTTTACCTATACAGGAACGCTAGTAAGAGATAGTAGACCTTTTTGTCGAGATATGTTAAATAAAACATTAACCGAAAAAGAAATTCGGGATACTTGGAATAATCAAGGGTGGCAAGGCAAGTCCACAGGTGACCCATTTATTGTAAGAGGTGGTTATCGTTGTCGGCACACTTGGATTCCAACTAATCCTGATTGGGATATATAGGAGTTATAAATGGCTGAAGAAACCCAAGTAGAACAGACTACTGAAAAGACTGAAGAAGAAGTGCAACCAGTACAGGAAACATCAAGTGAGGTAATATTCACAGAAGATGAAATGAATGAAATCGTTAGAAAACGAATAGCCAAAGAAAGAGGTATTTGGTATAAAAAGCTTGGTGTTGATGACTTTGATGTTGCTGTAAAGGCTGTAAAAACACAGAAGGATGCAGAAGAAAAGCAACGTATTCAAAAGGGTGAGTTTGAAGAAATACTTAAAACCAGAACACAAGAGTTTAACAAAGAAAAACAAAATTTAGAAAGTCAGCTAAGAGATATCAAGATAAACAAGTCGGTATTATCTTCAGCATCAAGGAACAAAGCCATTAATCCAGATCAAGTTGTTGAGTTGTTAAAAAACAATATTCATCTAAATGAAAGTGGTAACGTAGAAATACTTGATAAAAATGGAGTGACGAGATACAATAAGTCGGGTGAACTTTTGACCACAGACGAATTAGTGCAAGAGTTTCTTACACAGAACCCTCACTTTGTCAGTGCAACCCCAAGTGGGTCTGGCTCAGTGTCAAATGTGGATAGGCAAGAACTCAATAAGCCTTTAAATCTGAGTGATTTAGATATGAACAATCCAGAGGACAGAAAGAAGTATGCTGAATATCGAAAGCAACGGAACTCTAAACCCTATGTGATTAATTCAAACCCTTAATTTGTTTTATTTAAAGGAGTAAACAATGGCAAATGAAACAACCAGTAGCACCATTTCTGAACTGTATACAGAAATCGTAGCCGAAGCATTGTTTGTGGCAAGCGAACAGTCAATAATGAGAAACCTTGTAAGAAACTACACTATAACAGGTGGCGGTAAGGCGGTAGAAGTACCAGTATACGCCACAGTATCAGCCAGTGCAGTTAGTGAAGCTTCTGACCTATCCAATACAGCGGTAAACCCATCTTCTGTAACTATTACAGCTAGTGAAGTTGGTGTAATGACCACACTAACCGATCTTGCTAGAAACTCAGCATCTAGAAACGTTGCAGGAGACATAGGAAGATTATTTGGTGAAGCGATTGCAAGAAAAGTGGATGCAGACCTATCAGCATTATTCACAGGCTTTTCTACAGAGAAAGCAGGTGGAGCAGGTCAAGAACTCACAGTGCAAGATATCTTTGAAGCAAGTGCAGAACTAAGAACAGCAAACGCACCTGCACCCTATTACGGAGTCTTCCACCCAAAGCAGATATTTAATGTTAAAAAGTCTCTGACAAATACCTTTGTGGGTAGAGATACCGAATTATCAAACGAAGCCATGCGAAGCGGTTTTGTAGGAACTATTGCAGGGGTTCAAATCTTTGAATCTTCCAATATTTCTGTAGATGGTTCTGATGACTCTATTGGTGGTGTATTCTCTCAAGACGCTCTTGCCCTTGCTATGATGCAAGACCTAAAGCTTGAGACTCAAAGAGATGCTTCATTAAGAGCAGATGAAATTGTTGCTACTGCCGTTTATGGAGTTAGTGAAATCCATGATAGTTATGGAGTTAAGTTAACTGCTGACACACTAGCTACATAAAAACTATGGGGGTGGGAAACTACCCCCTTTTTTTAAGGGATTAGAATCATGGAAATGGTAAAGCTTGTAAAAGGCGATAGGGTTATAAAAAGACCTAAAGTCGATTACGAAAACAATACTAAGATTTGGGGGATACGAGGGTGGAAGCTTGACGAAGGTAAACCAAAAGTAGAGCCAAAAGTAGAAGAAGCACCAAAGCCAAAGAAAACAACAAAGAAAGCTGAATAATGGCTACCACTCTATTTAGTGTTGCTCATAGTGATTTGCAAAAGATACAGCCAGATATACTAGGGTTTGGTATTACGGATTTTGAAAATCAAATGCAGTTTGCGGAAAACGATGTTTTAAGACGCATAAGAGAAGAATGGTGGGAACGATACAGGCACACAGTACGCTATAAGGACATTACTAAAGTAACATCGGTAGAAATGACCAATAGCAAGTTGACAAACTCACAATGGATTCAATCGGTTGTTTATCTGACCTTATGGAAATACATATACCCACAATTAACTAAATGGCGTGACCCCGACACAGGCGAGGGCAAAGACACCTTTCAAGTTCAGATTGATTTCTATAGGGATAGATACGAAGAAGAATTTCAAGCTATTCTTAGGGATGGTGTTGAGTATGATGAAGATGGCGGTGGTACAGTATCCGACTCAGAGAAAGAAGCCATACATTATTTGAGATTAGTTCGCTAATGGCAGTTGATGTAAAAGTTGACGTTAATTCGGTTGCTGTTACAAACCTTTTGAAGAATATAGGTAGAAAACAAAAGGCGGTCATACAAAAATCACTTAATAGGGTTTCTAATATGGCGGTTTTAATGATCACCAAGCGTACACAGTCGGGGAAGCTTCCCGATGGCGGTCAAATGAGGGCATACGCTAAAGGCACAGTAAGAAGCCGAAAGAAAAGGGGTAGGCAAACAGGGTTCGTAGACCTCACGGATACAGGAAAGATGTTTCGTAGCTTAGACTTTAAAACAAGTGGTATGAAAAGCACGTTATTCTTCTCAAACATGGAAAGAGCAAAAATAGCGAGTTATCACGACACATTCGGGGTAGGTAAAAGACGTATAACAAGACCATTCTTTGCAATAGGCAATAAAGAAGAAGATAAGTTAAAAGAAGAGTTTGCGAGTTTTTATTTCAAACAAATGCGATTATGAGCAAAAGAGAAAATATAGCGAGTGACATAATTACAAAGCTTGATGCGGTTACAAGTCCTATTGAGTTCAAAAAAATTACAAGAGAACCCTTTGAGGTAGAAGAACTAAGTGACGCTCAATTTCCTGCTATGTTTATTCAGTCTGGTGACGAAACAAGGGAAGTATCAAGCATAGGCGATACAGGTGCAGGGTCTTATAGGGGAACGATAGACTTTCTCATTGTGGCTTTTGGCAAGGGTACAAATACCAATATAGACACAGTACGCAACCAAATTATAGAAGTTGTTGAAGAAACTTTAGATAATGATATAACTAGAAATGGTAATGCTATTGATACTCAGATTATTGAAGCATCTACGGACGAGGGTACAATATATCCTTATGGTGGTGTACGAATTACAGCAAGGGTTCTATATGAATTTACAAGAGGGAGTGCATAAATGGCTAAAAATGTAACTATGAAAAAAGGCGAAAGTATAATAAAATGTGTCGAAGATCATGTAGAGCATTTTGAAAAAAATGGTTATAAGATACATGAAGAAAAGGCGGTTTCTAAAAAAGCCGAAAAACCTAAAGAAGAAAAGGAGTAAATAAATGGCTACACATCACGGAAAAGAAGGAGTTGTAACTATTGGTGGTACTACGTTAGGTAATGCCACAGGGTTCACAGTAGATACTACGCACGATGTTGTTGAGGATACAGCGTTAGGTAGTTCTATGAAGTCCTATTTAGTTGGTAGAGGTACTTATACTTTTACTATTGATATGAACTTTGATGAAACCGATACTGGTCAAACAACTTTGGTACAAGGTTCAGAACTCACGTTTGCGTTCTTGCCAGAGGGTAATGCTTCTGGAGATAGAAAGTTTTCTGGTAGTGGAATAGTCACTGGGATGTCTGTTGGTGTTACCTTAGATGGTGTGACAACTAGAACTGTATCAGGTCAAGGTAATGGTGGGTTGACCATCGGAACAGTCTAAAATGTCAGATCAAAAGATTGACTACTTTGATGGTATTCGTGACCATTTTAGTCAGCTAGATACACAGATAATTGAAGTTCCAGAGTGGGGTTTGACAGGCGATAAAGCTATTCATACCAAACCTTTTAATATGCTTGAGAAACAAAAGATATTTAAGGGTGCTACGAATACTGATTTGCTTGTACTCATTGACGTTATCATT